GAGCAAGATCATGAACACAGTCTATGATGTTTACCAGTTCTTCTTCCATATTGGCAGGTATGGAGATCACAGAAGAATCGCAACTTTTAACAATGAAGCAGATGCTCAAAGACGAGTAGATCAGATATGGTCTACTGGTCAGACTGCTTCTATCAAACCTAGAGAGGTATAAGATGATAACTAAAGATCAACTAAGAGAACTAGACTCTTACATTCATGAGATTGATATGTGGGAACTGGTTAAGTCGTATAACAATGTCTTAACTGACATAAATAAATCAAGAATTGCCAATAAGCATTTAGGTCAAACGCCTGAGTCAGTGCTTATTGAATATTTACATTTAAAAATTACTGAGATGCGTGACGATTATCACAAGTCAAGGTTGGGTATATAAGGTGAAAGCTATGAATTTTGAAGAAAACAAAAAGAAAATAACTGGTAATGTCAATATTGTCTGTGATGCTGATTTGTGGAAAGACTTGCACGAACTACATAAAGAGTTTGGCATAAACAAATCTGACATTCTTAATAATTTTATTAATCATTTTTACAGCAACAAAGATGACTTAATTAAAGTTATTGCTCCGATTATTGAGGAGCAACTACAGAAAAGATTAAACGAGGTGCGTAAGCTGCAGGGTAAAGTTAAAGCTGTATCATCACCACCAATAAAAGAAGTTATTACTCAAATCAATAGAATGACCAGTGGTAACAGTCAAGGTGCTGAGTATCAGGGTAGTCATATAGGCACTCGTAAGAACCCTATAAATCTTAAGAGAACTAACTACAGCGTTGAGTTTACTGATCAAGGTATAAGTATGCTAAACGGCAAGAGAGATACTTGGGTACACGACATCGTGAGCAAAGGCTTGGCTATTAGATTTAAGAAGTTTGGCAAGGTTTACTACACTAGAGCCAAGAACTCTAAGGTAGGTAAAAATACTATTAGAGTTAAGATTGGAGATACCAGTGAGATGACTTTACAGGATGCAAGAAAAGCTCATGCAAAAAACTTAGATTATATCTACACTGAAAATAAAAATCCTAACAAGCTATTTCCTAATATTAAACACACAAGAAATACAAAACACGCTGTTAAGTATGACCCTGCTCCAATAGAAGAAACAAAAGAAGATGCTAGAGATTGGAAAACATTTAGGACCTATACCATTGATGACCTTGATACTCTCGGCAAAATACTTTCTGAGGAAACAGGCATCATTCAAAACACTTTGACTAAGTTTAAAAACAAGCTCTCTGAGAATCTGCATCAGCAATGCTTAGATATGTTTAGAGATGGCATGACTATCTTTGATCTTAGAAAAAGATGTTTTAAATTAAAAGATACTAACAACCCTGACTCTGCTCCTATCACTTATGAGATGTGCATATACAGATTGACCAAAGCTATATACCATTTTGGTACGCATGAAGAAAAACAATCATTTAATTTTTAAGGATTAATTATGAGTATTAATGACGAGTTTAAAGATATGTCACCTTTAGAACGCAAGGTGGCTAAGTTATCAATTAAGTATCACGCTGATCTAATGAGTATGCCCATACACGAGGTCAGAGAGATCATTAGTGAAGAAGATTATGCAGACCTGCATGATTTTATGAAGAATGGTTGTAGGGAAAGGGTGTTGCACTAATGGAGCATGAATGTCCTGAACATTTTGAAATTTGTTTTACCGAAGATGATTGGATAAACTTTGTTACAGAGTATGAGTTGGAAATTATTAATGAAATTAGTGGATTGCCAAACAGCACACAAGGCGATGCTGAAGCTGCAATTAATTTTACATGGGAACTTCTTTTTTTATCACCATGGGAACTTGCATACATAGCACTGCCAATGAGCGTATTAGCATTTTATGGTCTTACAATTTATGGAATGTTTAAGTTCATACAAAAAAAATTTAAGGAGTAATTATGTATAAGAGTTTATTTAGAGCAGATACGGTAATAATGAAAAGAGCATTAAAACAGTATGTTAAAAATAATGTAATTAAATCTGATGAGCAGGATAAGATTGATAGAATTATTAAAGAACTGGATAAGCCTAGTAATGATGCACATATACACGCAGAAGTTATAGACTTTATGTTAAAAGAATTAATGAAAGATTATTCTTTCATAGATAGCAAAGGTAATATTGTTAAATACTAAGGGGGTACTATGAATTATCTATTTTGGCTTATATTGCCAGTGGCAATATGGATGATGGCTTGGATTATTATTGATTTTATAGTCAATGAAAATACGGCTAATGAGTTAGAGGATATTATTAAGTGTAAGTGGGGTAAGGATAATGACTACTGAAGTTCAAGGCATAGAGATACCTAAACATCTACAACATTTACCCAAACAGACTATTAGAAACCTTTTGTATTTATTTAGAGTGCGAACCTAATAAGAAAAAATGAAATTTAAAGTAGGTGAAATGGTTAAGTTTAAAGAACCACATGAACACAAAATACATTCTACTGGGATAAGAGGTGAAACTGAAATGACAGTTATGGAGTATCGTGGTGAAAATATTGTTTATGTTAAGGTCATGGCTGATTTTGGTTGGGTGTGTAATTCACATATAAGCCAAGATGAATTATTAAAAGTATGAACTCGTACTGTTACTCATGGCAAGCAGAGTTAAGTGACGAACACTGCGAAGCCATTAAGGCTTTATACATAGAGGGCAAGCCTAAAGAAGCTGAGATAGGCAATGTTGCCAGTATTGATAAGAATGTTAGATCGTCTAATATTTTGCCATGTGAGTATGACTCTGATAATGGAACTTACTTAAATAGAATTATGAGCCAGTACATTACTATGGCAAATCGTGAGTGTTTTGGTGTTCAACTAAATGGTTTCCAAGAGTTTCAAATAGCCAAATATGGTAAAGGTGATTTCTATGACTTTCACATGGACTCTAATATCTTTGACCATGCATCACAGAGAAAACTAAGCATCACAGTGCAACTATCAGATAGCATTGACTATGTTGGTGGAGACTTTGAGTTCAGCAAAGACATGGGCAAGTTAGATAAGAAAAAGCTAAGAGAGAAAGGTACTATCCTAGTTTTTCCGTCTTTTCTTTACCACAGGGTTACTGAGGTAACTAAGGGCGAGAGATTTAGTCTTGTGGGTTGGTATGAGGGAAACGATTGGATTTAGTCTTGTAGAACTCCATAAGTTCTTCCCATTTGTAAAACTTCTGTGTCGTTGCTTCGTAATAATTGCCTTTGTTGATTGAATTTGGACATTTGCAATTCAATTTCTCTAAGTCGCAGTTTTGGCATACAGTCATAAGGTACACTAGGTTTTCTCTGAAGAATATTTAATATTAAGTCCTGACAAAGTACAGAGTCGGTTTTTTTCATCAATGCCTTTATCTGTGAGTTGAAAAGTATTATCAACTTTCTCTACAAAACCATGCCGTATGACATCCTCTAGCATCTCCTGTGGCGTTTCTTCCTTGAACATAACACTTAGTATCACCCCAAGCCTTTTGTTCTGTGTTTTGCTGAGAGCCATTTAGACATTTTCCCAATGTTTGCCCTCAAATAATAATGCTTCTGCTTCTCGTCTACGAATCAAACCATCATTTACTTGTCCGTTTACTTTGTTCCATCTTTTTATTTGATATGGAACGCCCTCGTAATCGCCTTGATTTAAGACCTGTAACAATGTGCTACTTCGCAGGTTGCTTGGTCCAAGATTAAAACACCATGAGGTCAAAGCATCAAACTGACACTGGTTCAGAGGTATGCTGACCATTTCTTCTACATGGTTGCCGTATTCTTCTAGTTCGTCAATCAGCATCATCTCAGCTTTCTCTAAAGACCACACATCACCCTTTTGCACGCCCCTAGTAGAACCATATCCACAAGTCCATACGCCTGCAGCACATTGATAGGCAACTACCATGCCATCTTCTGTGGGGCAACCCTCAAACTTTTTTACTAAATCAATTCCTTCTTGTGATATGTGCATTTTATTGCCCCCATGTTCCGTCATCTCTGACTTTTGCTGTTTTCTTTCCACCCCAGTATTCAACTGCGTGACCTTCTTTGATAAGCATTTGGCAAATATCTTGCCCATCTTCCGTATAAGGGATTGCAAGTATTCTGCCATATTTACCTTTGCCTAATGATTGTATTTTGAATGAGCCTACGCATACTTCTTTTAATCTTGCTGATGCCTTTTTACCTAATGCTTTCTCGGCTAGGTTACGAGTTCTTGACTCAGGAGTGTCTATACCTGCCAACCTGCAGCGTTGTTTATGAAGAAAGACATTGAATCCCAAGTCAAGAGTAACATCAATAGTGTCGCCATCTACGACTCTTTCTAGTATTGCGTTATATACGAAAGGTGTAACTGTTGCCATAAATTAAAAAGGTGCTCCTGCACCTATAGTTTTACTGTTTAGCTTTTCCGATGTTTAATGCCATCAGTTCTAAAAATTTATAGAACTTACTGATCATTGCATCATCTTTTGGTGTAGGAGTTAATGCACAGATAATAGATGCTATACATACTACGCCTGTGATTATTCCTATCCATTCTCCTATCATTCCCATATCATTCTCCTATATGAAAATTCAAGGCTATCAGATTTATTCTTCTTTTGAAAGGTTTTCTGTTGTTACTTTTCGGTAGTAAAC